GTTCGCATTCATCCCGAATCACATTGCTGATGATTTCTTTGCTTCCGTTTATCCAACTATTACTTCTGGACAAAGTACTAAAGTAATTATCGTTTCTACTCCAAGGGGTATGAATCATTTTTATCGTATGTGGCATGATGCCGAAAGAGATAAGAGTGATTATGTTCCCACAGATGTCCACTGGTCGGAGGTACCTGGTAGAGATTCTGAATGGAAAGAGCAAACTATCTCCAATACATCAGAACAACAGTTTAAGGTTGAGTTTGAATGTGAATTCTTAGGATCTGTTAATACTCTAATTTCTGCTACTAAACTTAAAACTTTAGTATATGATGATCCACTACAAAGAAATGCTGGACTTGATATTTACGAAACACCAATACCAGAACATAATTATATGATGACAGTTGACGTTGCTCGTGGATTGGGTAACGATTATTCTGCTTTTATAGTTTTTGATATTACAAACTTCCCATATAAGGTTGTAGCAAAGTATAGAAATAATGAAATTAAACCTATGTTGTTTCCAAACATCATACATGATGTAGCAAAGGGATATAATGAATCATTCATATTAGTGGAAGTAAATGATATTGGTGATCAGGTTGCAAGTATTCTTCAATATGATTTAGAGTATGATAATCTTCTTATGGCATCTATGAGAGGAAGAAATGGACAGATTGTTGGACAAGGATTCTCTGGAAAGAAATGTCAGTTGGGTGTAAGAACAACAGCAGCAGTTAAAAAGTTAGGTTGTTCTAACTTGAAGACTATGCTTGAAGATGATAAGATATTAGTTAGTGATTATGAGATCATATCAGAATTAACTACCTTTGCTCAAAAGCATAATTCATTTGAGGCAGAGGAAGGTTGTAATGATGACCTTGCTATGTGCCTTGTCATATTTGCTTGGGTAGTAGCACAAGATTATTTTAAAGAAATGACGGACAATGATGTTCGTAAAAGAATATATGAAGAACAAAAGAATCAGATAGAACAGGATATGGCTCCATTTGGATTTGTTGCTGATGGTCTAGATGATAGTACTTTTGTTGACAATGAGGGTGATGTATGGCATACTGATGAATATGGTGATCGATCTTATATGTGGGATTATAGGTAATGAATTTTGATGATTTCATCTATGTTAAAGATAATGTTATAAGTAAAAATATATGTAATGATATTATTAACAGGTATGAGAGTGATAATAGAAAACAACATGGTATGGTTGGAATAGGATCTGATAGAAAGGTAGTAGATTCTAGTTTAAAGACTTCCACAGATTTATTGGTTAGTGAGCATGAAGAATGGAAGGATATTGATAATATGCTGTGTCATATTGTTGCAGATATGATTCAAGATTATATCGACCATTCTTATAAATTCTTCAATAAGTTAAGTCCAAGACCAAGACCATTTCATGGCGATGGTTTTAGTGATAGTGGATATAATGTAAAAGGATATGAACCAGGTGGATATTTTCATTGGCATGATGATTTTGCTATTTCAGAAAAAGGCAATGTAAGAATGATAGCAATGCTAATTTATTTAAATGATATTGGTATTGGTGGAGCTGGATATACAGAGTTTATTAGTGGTAAAAAAGTTAGACCATCTGCAGGAAGAATACTTATGTTTCCAGCTACTTGGAATTTTATACATCGTGGTGTTCCACCTAAGAAGAATAAAAAATATATCATTTCAACTTACTTGTATCAATAGATGGATTTTGAAGATCAAATAGAATTAGATCATTTACTCTTAAAAGAACGGAAGTGTAGAAGTTGTGGTAAGGTTAAGGATTTGATGGAAGATTTTTATTTGACACGTAAAGATAGAACATATCCATCAGCATATTCTTATGAATGTAAAATATGTACAGTAAAAAGAATAGTTAATAGTAGAAGGAATAAAATAAAATTTGTTGATTGGTTATATCCAGATTGGTAATGTTCATGTATGGTTTCCCCGATAGAAACATGGTAAACCATAAATAATTTCAGCAATAATCTGAGATTCGGAGAACAAAAGATGCCATTAAATTTAGCATCTCCTGGAATTGTCGTAAGAGAGGTTGATCTAACAATTGGAAGAGTGGATCCTACGAGTGGATCGACAGGAGCACTTGTATCCCCGTTCGAGAAGGGACCAGTTGGAGATCCACAACTTATAGAGAGTGAGGAGGATCTACTTCAAACTTATGGTAAGCCATATTCAACTGATAAGCATTACGAGAATTGGTTGGTAGCATCATCATATTTGGCGTATGGTGGAACATTAAGCGTAGTTAGAGCAGATGATCAAAATCTGAAGAATGCTGCTATCTTTAATGAAGTTGGTGCTGCAACTAGTATTAAAATAAAAGGAAGAGAACATTATCAGCAACTTGGGTATGATGAAAGCCCAATCACTAACGCACCTATTGTTGCCAATTCACCTGGTACTTGGGCGAACGGTTTAAGAGTTGCGATTATTGATGGTAAAGCAGACCAAGCACTTAAAGGAATCCCAACTGCTGGTCTTGTAGTGGGAATGGGCGTTACTGTAGCTGTTCCTCTTAACTCAACAGTTATTACAACTAATGTTTCTACTGGAGCAACTGCTTACTTAGACGGACATTTCAGTGGAGTTCTAACCGAGATCGTATCTAGCGATGCTGTATCTGGACTTAGTACAGTTGCTGTAAAACTAGTAAAACATGTATCCGATGACGGAACTGTTACTGACAGAGACTATGAGAAGAATGGAAATTATGCATTCCCTGAAACAGGTGTTGCTAAGTTCCACACACCTGGACAAACAGTAGGATTAGTTACTGCTTCATATACTGGAGAGTATGATTGGTTTGAATCTCAGAAACTTGATTTAAATGTAGGAGCATATGATTGGAGTCAGGTAGCTAACAAACCTGGTACATCATCATATGTTGCTGGAAGAGGTGGTAGATTTGATGAAGTTCATGTTGTTGTCATTGACGATGAAGGAACTGTAACAGGTAATGCTGGTACAATATTAGAGAAACATCTAAATCTTTCAAAAGCATCAGACGCTGAATTCTCTGTTGGAAGTTCTTCTTATTGGAGAAAGTATCTAGAAGTTAATTCAAGATATATCTTCGGTGGTCAAATGCCAGTTGGAGTTACAACAACTTCATTTGGTAATTCTCCTTCTACGTTTGAAGTTGATTCTGATAACGGTTGGAACCAACCTGCAGCAAATGTTAATTTCTCATCTGTTGGTAACTATAACAATCTTTTAGAAAAAGGTTATCTTTATGGTGGTACTGCTGATGATGATGCTAAGAATATAAAGGCAGCCGATATAGATGGTGCTTTTACTTCTGGTTTAGATGACATTATTAGTGGATATACACTATTTGATAACGCAGAAGAAACTGATGTTGATTTCATTCTAATGGGATCTGCAGCATATCCAATGGCACACGCAAGAGCACTTGCTCAGAAAGTAATTGCGGTTGCTGAAGGAAGACAGGATTGTGTGGCATTTGTTTCTCCATATAGAGAAGCGTTTTTAAATGAAACTACAGACGGAACATTACCTACTGTAAATGAAATAGACACAATAACTGAGAATATTGTTAAATTCTATTCTCCAGTTACATCATCTTCTTATGGTGTTCTTGATAGCGGATACAAATACATGTATGATCGCTTCAATAATACGTTTAGATATATTCCATTAAATGGAGACATTGCTGGAACTTGTGCTAGAACAAGTCTTGAACAGTTCCCTTGGTTCTCACCAGCAGGAACAGCAAGAGGAGCAATCCTTAATGCTGTTAAGTTGGTCTATAATCCAGGTAAGAAACAGAGAGACATTCTGTATTCAAACAGAGTTAACCCTGTAATTAACTCACCTGGTGCTGGAATTGTATTATTTGGTGATAAGACAGCATTTGCTAAATCATCAGCATTTGATAGAATCAACGTTCGTAGGTTGTTCATTTTCTTAGAAGATGCTATATCAGCAGCAGCTAAGGATCAACTTTTTGAGTTCAACGATGAACTTACAAGGACAAACTTTGTAAATATAGTTGAACCATTCTTAAGGGATGTTCAAGCGAAGAGGGGTATCTTCGACTTCGTAGTTGTTTGTGACGAAACAAACAATACAGCAGCAGTTATTGATAATAACGAGTTTGTTGCTGACATATTCATCAAACCTGCACGTTCTATTAACTTCATTGGTCTTACCTTTGTTGCCACCAGAACTGGTGTTTCGTTTGAAGAAGTAATCGGTTCCGTTTAATTAGAGGTTTAAAAAACAATCATGGCTAGAAACCAAGTCAATCCACCACCACTAAGGACGATTTCAAACTTCAAGAGTAAGTTAACGGGTGGTGGTGCTCGTGCCAATTTATTTGAAGTTGTCCTCACTTTTCCTGATACATCTGCTCCAGATCAGGATGTTTTAGACAAAGCAAGATTCTTAGTAAAGGGTGCTAATTTACCAGCATCCAACGTTGCTCAGATCGAAGTTCCTTTCCGAGGAAGGGTTCTTAAAATTGCTGGAGATAGAACATT